GCGCTGGAGGGTGCGCGTCTTCGATGAAGCCGGAAACGCGAGTTTCTCCGCCTCCTTTGCCTCTATCTCTGCACCGGTTTGGAGCGAGGCAGCGTGCTGGAGCGGGCTTCCTGCTGTCACCGCTTCCTCACTCGCCGTGAAACGAACCGACTGCTGGAAGGCACCGGTGTCTTGGAGCGGCGTGTCGCCCTCTTTCACCTGTCGGGTCACCGCCGCGTTGTCGGCGTCGAGGTTGTCTCTCTTGATGCGCCGGACCGTCTGGGTCACGAGAGTGCCCCCGAGGCGCTGCATCAGATCTGAGCCGTCGGAGACGTGCGCCTGCACCTCCCGCAGATAGCGCTGAAACGCCTCCGGGGACTCAAATTCTGCATCTACCCCAGCCATCAGCGGATACCCGTTAAGGCTCCTGTCAGTATGGAAAGAACAATGAAGGGGCTGCCTTCGGCTATGGCACGCGGCGCGTGCCGCTCTTCTCGGGATTTTGCCGGCCCTCAAACCCCGTCATCCACTCCGGCTTTGCGCCCTCCGTCGCCGCGTGCCATAGCCGAAGGCAGCCCCTTCAT